TAATGGCCGTACCCACAACCTATTATAACCTTCTTAAGCCAGCTACGGGCGAGACGTATGACGTTAACCTGCTGGATACTAACTACGATAAGATCGACGCCGCACTTAACAGCATTAACACTACCCCGACAAAGATGGACAACCAGTTGGTCTTTGTATGTAACGGTATTACCTACACGGCGGCTACCGTAGGTGACTGCGGTGTTCTGCACATTGATACAGGTACAGCGGCATCTTCCCAGCTTAGTAACCCTCAACCTTCCTTCGCAACGCCGGGTTCTGTCTCAGGCTCTATCAAGATTACTCAGGCGGGTATCTACGATATCCAGTGGTATAACTCCCCCGGTGCTAATCCGGGTAGCCAAGGGTGGATCATTCAGATGAACGGTACATGGCCCGGTCCTCCTGACTCGGCTAACAGTGTCTTTTGCAAGAATAACGTTGCCTCCGGTTCCCAGTATTGGGAATCAACGACTGTTGCTCTTGGCGTGCGCGTACCTACTGCCAACCTTGAAGTTAAGTTTACCGGGATTCTTACTAACGGTGTCGCGGTTGCGTCCCACATTAAGGTTATTCAAAGGAGTAAGTTCTAATGTCTATGGACCCCGGAATGGGACAGGATCAGACTAGCGGGCAACAGCAGGCTCAGATGCCTATGGACCCTGTGAGTAACAGGCTGTTCCATGCTTTCTCTGACGTAGATAGTGACACTAATGCACAGCACCACACACTAGGCCCCGGCGTTAATCAGGCCGCTAGTGGTGCGCATAGCCATGACGGCAATAACAGTCCGCTTCTCTTTAGCGGAACCATTACTGGATCACGCGGAGGTAATGCGGCAGTAGCCAACCTTATCTCCCTGATCTGCTCTCAAACGAATTTTGTCGATGGTACAACGGCGTAGTAACCCAAGAGAATTGTCCTTTGAGGATGCACTTGCTTCTGTGGGAAATACCCTAAAGAACACAGCATTCCTGCCTAACGTATTTCACCATAAGCCATACCCTAAACAGGAATGGTTTCACCAGTCTCAGAAGCACGGACGCCTTTTCATTGGAGGTAACCGTACAGGTAAGACTGTAGCAAATGTGGTGGAATGCGTCTGGTGGCTGACTAAGACGCATCCTTATAGGGTCATGCCTCGGGAGCCTGTACGCGGGCGTTTCGTCACCGTTGACTTCAAGAACATTATCAAGCCTGTCACCATTCCGCTGTTTAAGCAGTACATGCCTCAGCAATACCTGATTAACGGTAACTGGGAAGACAGCTACGATAAGCAGACTGATACCCTGCATTTGAATAACGGTAGCTTTATTGAGTTCATGAGTTACGAACAGGAGACGGATAAGTTCGCATCTGCCTCCCGTCACTTTGTTTCATTCGATGAGGAACCGCCACAGGATATCTTTGAAGAATGTGGTGCTCGTCTTATTGATACCAATGGTTCATGGTGGATGAGTATGACCCCGTTGTTCGGTATGACGTGGGTCTATGAGCGTATCTATGAACCGGCCAAGGATAACCCCAACCACCGCTTCTTCATTGTGCAGGCAGATATGGCGGATAACCCGTATCTTCCCCCGGAATCTCGTGACGCCTATCTCGCTACCCTTAGTGAAGACGACAGGCGTGCACGTGAAAAGGGTGACTTTGTGCAATTGGGTGGAAAGGTATTCAAGAACTTCCAGCCCCGGATTCACCGGATACCCATGAGTGAGTTTGAACTCACCAGCGATATGCGTATCTATACCTCTGTTGACTCTGGCTGGGTTCACCCTACCGCATGGCTATGGCACGCGGTAAAACCAGATGGAACTATCATTACGTTCTTTGAAATGAGGGATAGCTATGTCACTATCGAAGGATGGGCCCAGCGAGTCAAAGCCTATGAGTCCACGCTTAAGTACAAGGATACGGGTCAAAGAGCTAAGGTCTACCTTAGAACGGGCGATCCTGCACTTAGACAGACTAGGGCCAATACTGGAATATCAGATATCGGCGAGTACGCTAAGCACGGAATCTATCTCGCTGTCGAAGGCGTACCAACAGGACCTGATTCAGTTGATACAGGATTGCGAAAGTTTGATGAATACCTTCAGATTAATCCCCTGACGAAACAACCTACATGGCATTATGTAGAAAACTGTGTCCTGCTTGAAGATGAAATGCTTAAGTACCACTGGGAGACATGGGCCAGCAAGAAGCTGGAATCCAAGAATGCTCCCAAGACTAAGCCCCACAAGAAGCACGACGACCTCTGTGATTGCTTGCGTTACTTCATTACCACAATGCCTGATCTGTCTTTTGATGATTCTGTACCTACGAAGCAGGTCACTGATAGATTAGGTGCAGTAGCAGATATTCCTTTTCCCTTTACTGATCAGCCCAACAGTGGCGAGAAGGAATATAGGGATTTCGGATCACTTGAAGGTGATTCGGGCTATATACTGCACGACGAATATTCAAGCTGGGAAATGGAGTGGTAATGCCTGAAGTAATCTATGGTGGTCCTTACATGGAAGAGTCTGCCGCAATTGAAGCCGAACTTATGCACGCGCACAATGAGAACCGCGAACCTGATCTTTGGGGTCTGTTTGCTGATAAGGTCATTACGCAGGGTGCTGTGAACCTTATTGAGACTCACACTAATCCACCCGCTCCTTACGAGGGTGATCACTTCTATGCTCCCGCAGTAGAGCGTCCGTCCGAGGACTATGTGTTCCCGGGTGAAGGCGGCCCTAATACCGTTGACGACGAAAGTATCCGGTAATGTCTGATCCCATTAACCACCACCCTCACTCTAGGTTTACGCTCCATGAAAAAGCCTACCTATACCCGTTCCGGGACCTTATCTGGAATAAGTCAGATGGTCCGTTCATTGATCTTAAAGTGGATTTTCCCGATCCTACTAATAACTACGCAGACGGCACTGCTTATCTCCGCGTTGAAGACGTTGTGGAAATGGCTCACGTCTTGGGCATGGCGACGCTTGATGAGGTTACTGCTCTAAAGAATGAAAACGCTGAGCTTAGGGCACGGCTCAACGAACTCCCTACTAAGGTAGAAAGCTACAAAAATGAACTTTCCCGAGTTACTTCTGAGTTTCTTGCTTCTCTTGATTCTACAGTCACCTTGGTTGTACCTGATGTACCAAAATCAGAAGACCCAGAACCGACTTATCTTACGGAGCAGTCAGCTGTTAAGCAACCGGTATGGCCGGGTGATGAAGGAACTAAGCCGCGACCTAAGCGCAACAATTCAAGTTCAGGCCGAGCTAATGACACAGCAAAACAATCAGGCGATGAATCTCCTGTCAGCAAAGGACCCGATGAGCTTTCAGGCTCTGTCGATAAGCCAGCCGGGGAATCCCTCACGTCCCTTCTCGGACTCTGAAGTAGCTGTATCTGATACACCAGCCCAAGAAGCTATGGACGAAATTGTCCGGGTTCGGGGTTTTCTTAGTAGTGATGAAGCCGAGTGGTTTAGGCAAGAGGAAGGAATTGAGGTAGATGACCGTCTCATCCGGGACTGAACTCGACAGTAATGTCGGTTCCTCCTTTGAGCCTGTAGAAGACGATGATGTAAAGAAGCTCAAAGAGAAAGAACTAGAGCGTAAGCTCTCGGACTGGGCACAGGCTAACTACATCAAGTGTAAGAGTGATATCACTCCTATCCGTAATCAGTGGTATATCAACCTAGCATTCTTCAAGGGTGACCAGTATGTCGCCCTGCTTAGGGGGAAGCTTACAAGGGCTCCTAACGTGCCCGGTCGTGTCCGTATGGTCATCAATAAGATTCGTCCCGCTGTTCGTACTGAGATTTCCCGGCTGACTTCACAAAAGCCTCAGGCCTCTGTGGTGCCAGCGTCCTCTGAAGAAGAGGATATCCAGTCCGCAGAAGCTGGAAAGAATCTTTGGGAGTACGTCTACGAAACCAAAGACATTGCTAAAGCCTTTGCTGACGCAGCTTTTTGGGTATCTACTTGTGGTCTTGGTTATGTCAAGACCATTTGGGATAGTGACGCAGATGACTATGAAGCTCCAAACCCTGAAACACAAGAGCCTTCTGAGGGCGATATTTGTGTTACGGCTCCAACTCCTTTTAATATCATGGTTCCTAATTCTCTTGAACTTGATATACAGCGTCAACCTTACATTCTACATGTCTATACAATGTCGATTGAAGAAGCAAAAGACCGCTGGCCTGACGTTATCACACCCGATCATACTCCTAATGTTGTTTCTACTAATGAGATTATGGAAACTCGATACCTTAATCTTGTTGGGGCGGAAGAAACTGCTAAGCCAGACTCGTGCCTTATTATCGAAGCGTGGGTGAAAGAGGGTGCTACGAACCTTTTGCCTGAGGGTGGTATGTTCATCACTTGTGATAGGCGTGTGGTCTATTCAAGTCTGGAAGGCCTCCCGTATGATCACGGCGATTTCCCGTTCACGAAGCTTGAAAACGTTCCGTCTGGAACTTATTGGACTACTTCTGTACTGGAAGACCTTATTCCCATTCAGAAGGAAATCAACCGGGCACGCTCTCAGCTTATCGAGAACCGTAACAGCACCGCAAAATCGGGTTATTTCGTACAGCGAGGCTCTATTGATGTCACTAAGTGGACTTCTCGTCCCGGCCAGCTTGTGGAAATTAACCCCGGTTTTAAAGAACCAGTACCTATTCAGGTACCGACAATGCCCGGATACCTCAAAGACGAACAGCAGTACTACTCTGAAGACTTTGAGGATATCAGTGGTCAGCACCAAGTCTCTAAGGGACAGGCTCCCAGTGGTGTAACTGCCGCTACGGCTATTAACTTCCTTCAGGAACGTGACGACTCTTATATGGCTCCGGTCTATAAGAGCTTTGAGCGCGGTATTCAGGCGGTCGCTAAGCAAGTTCTTGAGCTTTGTGTCCAGTTTTGGGATGAAGCTCGACTTGTCCGCTCTGTGGGACCGAACAATGCTATATCGGTGCATCTGCTAAAGGGTGCCGATATTAAGACCGGTACCGATATCCGTATCGAATCCGGCTCTGTACTGCCTGTATCCAAGTCTGCCAAGAACGCTATGTTCATGGATATGATTACCCGGGGTATTATTCCCGAGGATAAGGGTCTGGAACTCATGGAATTGCCTAACATGCAGAGCTACTACGAGGAAGCGGACGCTGATAAGCGTGCGGCTCACCGTGAGAACACTGTCTTCCAGACGATGGACCCTGAACAGGTAAAGACTACGCTGGGTATCCGGGACGTTATGAAGCAACAGTTCCTTATGCAGAACGGTATGCAGAACGAACAGCAGGCACGTAGTAACCCGACCCTTGCTCAGACCGTTGATAAGTTCGATGCACCTATCGTACCTGTTAACGACTGGGATGATGATGACCAGCATATCCAAGCTCACGGTCTTTTCCTTAAGTCTCAGACGTATCAGACTCTTGATCCGATTGTGCAGAAGGAAGCTAAAGCCCACTACGACGCTCATATCGCTAAGAAGCAACAGAAGATGCTTAGCCAGATGATGATGGGTGGAACAGCGGGTGGCGGTGGACAAGGCGGACCGACACAAGGCGCTCCGGGATTGCCTCCGGGTGGTAGTGCACCGCCTAAGGGACCTCAGGGTGGACATAATGCCGGTGGTAATAACCAGTTCTCTAACCCGGCACCTGCACAGCAGGGTGCTGGACAGCAAGCTTAATCCTAAGATAATCTATACATAGAGCGTCAAGACCGTTAGTGGAACAACGCGGAATGGAAATACAATGAGTAGTGGCCCGATTGAAACTGAGTTTGAACCGGAAAGCCAAGAGTCTGAGAACCACGAGTTTTCAGAGCCACAGCTTCCCGAAGGAAACGAAGAAGCCAATAGTGAGCCGACTCCCGTAGAGACTGAGCCTAATAAGGCTGAGCAGGCTATCAAAGATAACCCTGCTTGGAAGGACATTCTGGACCCAGTACCAGAACACTTCCACTCTCACCTGAAGGGTCACCTTTCGCGTATGGAGAAGTACGCGCAAGAGCAACAGCAGCAAGCGGCAGCTTATAAAGAGTTTAGTGAGAATAATATCTCGCGGGAGCAGTTGACTCAGGGTTTGCAACTCATGAATCTTCTGAATACCAATCCGCGGGGAGTATACGACTATCTACAGCAGGCGTATAACTTCCAGCAAGCTCAAGCCGCCGCTCAAAGCCAAGAGCAACAGCGCACAGAGGATCAGACCCTTGAATTGGGGGAAGATCAGCCAGATATCTTTAAGGACCCACGAGTCCAGCAACTAGCTAATCAGGCTCAGTTTGCACAGCAGGCAGTAGAGCAAATGCAAAACGCTCAACTGGCTCAGCAAATGCAGGCTCAGGTAGATGCTGAAGTCAATGCAGTGCAGAACCACATGCAGTATAAGAACCTCCCTATGGATTTGGTCATAAGGACGGCACTCGGTATGGCGGCGGAACAGCAGGCAAAGACAGGACGAGAAACTCCCGCAGATGTTATGGCCGCCGCAAAGGTGCTTTGGGAAACAGGTGGATTTGCTCCTAGAAATAGGGCTACTCCCCCGCCTAATCTTTCTAGGGCAAGAACCGGAGTACCAGCGGACTCTGAACCTGAGTATGGAAAAATGACTCGTCAGCAACGAACAGCTTATGTCGCAGATATGATGCGACAGTCCGAACAATAAGGGGTAGGTTATGCCGCAGAACATGACAAACCTTCAGCCTGTACTGAAGGAAGTCTATACTAAGACTCTTAACGAGCAACTCAATAACGAGACTCGTGCTTACAACCGCATCAACAAGACTTCCGAGGGTACAGCCGAACAGCCTTATGGCGGTCGGTATGTTGTGTTCCCGATTCACATCGGTCGTAACTCTGGTATCGGTGCGCGTAACGAAAACGAAGCTTTGCCGACTGCCGGTTACCAGCAGACTCAGCGTGCACAGCTTTCTCTGATGAACCAGTACGGTGTTATCGAACTCTCCGGTCAGACCTTTGAGCTTGCCAATAAGGACTACCAGACGTTCGCTAACGCAGTGGACCTTGAAATGGACCGTCTTAAGGACGATCTTGCTAAGGACCGCAACCGTCAGTACTTCGGTAGTGGCAACGGTAAGATCGCTACGGTTGTATCTGTAGCTGGTCAGGTTATCACCGTTGACTCCGTTCAGAACATTCAGGACAACTCTGTACTGGATGCTGTTACTACGGGTGGTACTCTCCACGGTACTGCCGCTCTTGTGGTTACCGGTATTGATACGGTTAACCTCACGGTTACTGTTACGGGTACGACTACGGGCATCGTTGCTAACGATATCCTTATCCGTACCGGCAACTACAACCGCGAATGGAACGGTCTCGCCAGCATTGTAGATAACGCTTCTACTCTGTACGGTATTAACCCGTCTTCTACTCGCCTCTGGAAGAGTGAAGTCAACACGCAGGGTGGCACTTCCACCGCTCTCTCCGAAGCTGTATTCATGCGCATGGTTGACCGTCTGTACCGTAACGGTGCTAAGGCCAGCGTTATCCTTACTTCTCTCGGCGTACAGCGTGCTTACTGGCAGTTGCTTACTCAGCAGAGGCGCTTTACTGACACCAAGACCTTTGCGGGTGGTTATGTTGGTCTTGAGTTCAATGGCGGCGCTTCTGTGGGAGCACCTATCCCGCTTATCGCCGATATCGACGCACCGCCGTCTACCGCTTGGTTCCTTACTGAGAAGCACTTCTCTCTCTTCCGGCCTCACGGCTTTAAGTTCATGGACCGTGACGGTTCTATGTGGAAGCAGAAGGTTGACGCTAACGGTCGATACGACGCTTACGTCGCTCTGATGTACGAATACTCCCAGCTTGGGTGCACCCGGCGTAACGCGCAGGGCATTATCACGAACATCACTGAGGATATCGCGTAAGCGATTCACTTCTACGCTAAGGGGAGTGGGACTTCCCACTCCCCTTAGTTATGAAAGGATAACACAATGGCACAGCGCGATTC